AAGCTGATGATGTAGTATCTATATGGTCTTACGAAGCAAGAGAAGCTGAGCAAGACTTTGTGATTGCGCATATTGATAAAGACATAAATCAAGTGCCTGGTAATCATTACAACTACAACTCTAAACAGATTTACTTTGTTGATGATGAAGTAGCTGATATGAATTTCTGTACACAACTACTTATAGGTGACAATGGCGATGATATACCTAAAGTAAAGAGAGGTTATGGTATTAAGACAGCACAGAAAGCTCTTGCTGAAACTACATATGATAATCGTATGGATACTGTAGTAGATGAATGGCAACGACTATATGGTAAAGGCTGGGAAAAACAGCTTAATATGGTTGGTAACTTAATTTACATGAAACGTACATGGGATCTTGAGGAGTGGAATTATGAAGATCGTTATACCAGGAAAGCCAATGTCGGCAAACAGAATGGAAGGGATACGAGCGATACGCATGAAGAACGGAAAGAACTTCACGCAGACATACCCAACCAAGGAGTACAAGGAGTTTCTTGAACGATTTAAAGAAGCTACTGAAGAACAAAGTTGGCAGTTCGAAAGGGCTGCCGACATTAAAATAGTATTCAACGCTTTCTTTAGTAACAGAGCGTCAGACCTAGACAACATACTTAAACCGTCTTTAGATGCTTTACAAAAAGTATTTGAGTGGAATGATCGGTACTGTTATGAAATAGAAGCACATAAACACCTCGTAAAAAGAGGCGAGGAGAAACTGGAGATTAACATTGAACAAATCTGTAGACAATAAGCGCTATTCTTGCGAAGATTGTGGAAGCTCTGATGGTGTAATGCTAGATGATAGCGACGGCCATACGTATTGCTTCGCATGTGGGACGTATCATAATGAAGATACAAAAGTATATACTAAGATTAAAGGAGTAACGAGTAATGAACAACCCAATGCCTATACAAATAATAATGGACAACCTGACATCACCGATATTGATAAGTATCCTAGTCTTGGTATTGCTAGCAGAAATATTTCGTCGCATGTGACGCAATACTTCGAAGTAAAAACCCATCAATACGATGATAAACCAGCACACTTCTACCCATATGGAGATGATTGCTACAAAGTACGCATACTACCTAAAGAGTTTAGGATGCTTGGCAAAGCTAAAAAGCTTTTTGGCCAAGATAAATTTAATGGTGGTAGGATGCTAGTAATTACTGAAGGCGAACTAGATGCACTAGCGGTAGCTCAAGCTTGTTTAGACTTTAACAAGAGAATATACCCTGTTGTATCTATACCTTCTGCTAATCAGCTGCAAATACTATTACAACAACGTGAATGGATCAGACGATTTGATTCTGTTATAATATGGTTTGATAACGATGATGCTGGTTCAAAGGCTGTACATGAAGCTAGTAAGATCATTGGCTTTGATAAAGTTAAAATAGTTTCATCAGACCAAAAAGATGCTAGTGATTTATACATGAAGCATGGTGCAAAAGAAGTTACTAACGTAATATGGAATGCACAAAAGTATAACCCAGCTGGCATACTTAGTGGTGAAGTTATATGGGAGAAGTTTATAGAACGACAGAATACAGAGTCTATACCGTATCCCTCTTGCTTAAATGGTCTTAATGAAAAGCTAAAAGGCATACGTCAAGGTGAGATAACACTATTCACTAGTGGTACAGGCTCAGGTAAGTCTACGGTTATCAAAGAAATTATTTGGCATTTATTACGCACAAGTAAAGATGATCGTGTTGGCTTAATATCTCTTGAAGAAAGTGTAGGTGACACAGCTGAAAAGTTTATTGGTATGACTATTAATAAACGTATTGGTGATGTACCAACAACTGACGCAGAACTACGTACTGGTTTTGATTTAGTATTTAAAGACGAAAGACTTATACTACTAGACCATCAAGGTTCTGTTGATGATAGCTCTTTGATAGACAAAATAGAATACATGGCTCTTATGGGATGTAAGTATTTATTCTTAGATCATATCACTATTGCTGTGTCTGAAGGTAGCGAAGGATTATCAGGCAATGAAGCAGTAGATAAGGTTATGAGTGACTTACTTAAGATAGTAAAGAAGCATAACATATGGCTAGGTATTGTAAGCCACTTACGTAAATCAGGTGGCGGTGCATTCGAAGAAGGCAACATGGCTTCTATTGATGACATCAAAGGTAGTGGTAGTATCAAACAAATATCATTTGATATTATTGCGTTTTCAAGAAACTTAATAGCAGCTAACCCTGCTGATAGAAACAAAATTCAGTTTTCAGTTCTTAAATCTAGATACACTGGCCTAACAGGTCCAGCAGGTACTAGTAACTACAATCAAGTAACTGGTAGACTAGAGAAAGGAGATGGCTTTGAAATTATCTAAGGATGACGCGATGTACATGAACATTGCTAGAGTAGTAGCCCTTAGATCTCGTGACGAACAAGTCAAGGTAGGTGCAGTAATAGCTAGGGGTAATAAGATCCTTAGCTACGGCTGGAATGGTACACCTCACGGTATGAATAACGACACAAGAGATTCTAATGGTAAAACTAAATGGGAACTAGTACATGCAGAAACAAATGCAATAACTAAGTTAGCAGCTTCAACTTCGTCTTCTGAAGATGCTACATTGTACTTAACCCATTCACCCTGTAAAGACTGCACTAAACTTATACTACAAGCAGGTATAAAGCGAATGATATATGCTGAAGTATATAAGTCTAATAAGAATGGTAAGCGAGTACCTGAGTTAGAAGCATTAAAGTTTTTATTAGATAACGGTGTGGAGGTGCATGAATGCGAAACATTGAAATAAGAGAGAATACTAATGAAGTTATTAGGTATCCTGAGGATATGTATTGTGTTTACTTCCATCAAGACCCAGACACTGATGAAGTAATTTATGTAGGTAAGGGTACATTACATAGAGCTTATCAAATTACAAACCGCAGTTATGACCATCATGTGTGGTTACTAGATAAGCTTGATACGTACAAGATACAAGATATTGTAAAGATAAAAGGCGGTCAAATGACCGACAAAGAAGCTACTATTGTTGAAGCTCATGAAATAAAATGTTGCCTAAGAAGAGGATCTGACTTACTAAATGTAGCTCAGAATCCTTTTCGCAAAACAAGGAGAATGAATGCAGAATATAATAGATTATCTAGAGCAGAAGATACTCAGCACGCCTCAACGATGGGCAGTGAAGCTAGTACTCCAACACGAGTTACAGCCGAAACAACTGGTGTATGATGCATTAACTATACTACAATATCACTTTAGAAAAACATCTACGTCTGAGTCAGCTACGTGTAAACTTACTGCAGCTTCAGTTGCAATAGGTAAAAACGTACTACTCAGGCAAGGTGTAGAGCTAGGTTTTAGAGCCGACGTAACAGTCGGCGACCTAGTTCTAGAAGGTTTCTATGAATGTGGTTACATAAAAATATTTAGAGCTCCTACTGAAGCGCAAGTTGAGTGGGAGAAAAACCCGGTAGGTAAAAAGCCATTTAGCCGGGCACCGTACATGATTGAAACATCAGATAAGTGGTTACAAATAGGATCATTACCATCTGATGTAGTCAACGAACTAATACAAAATACCTCATTTACTAAAATTAATCGTGTCCATCATTTGTTTCAGGAGAATGGACATCCTGTTATTAAGCATTGGGGATATGATAAGGACCAAGATTTCAAGGATCTGTTAGATCAACCATTTGTTAATGCAATAAACAAGCTGCAACAAACAGCATGGACTATTGATAACGACATCTTGGAAGCAGTAATAAAGAACAAACGTAAGTTTGTAACTGAAAACCTAAAGGTATCAGATGAGACCGGTAAGAACTACCGTTACTGCATTTTTGGTAACAACGATGAGTTACAAGGTAAAGACTTATACTGGAATAATACCGTCTTTAAACCAGAGTTAGGCAATAAGTCTTTGGAAAAGAAATATTACAGCGAGTTACGACGTTTAACTAACAAGCTACGTAATAAGCCTAACAAAAAGCTATTGGAAAAAGCTCAGGCTAAGTATGATGAAGCTGCTACTCACTGGAATGCTAAGTTAGTATTACTTAAAAACCGTAGTAAGTTTGATGCATACAACATGACTATACAGAAAGCCGAAGCATTGAAGGATAAAATCTTCTTTCAGTATGTAGATGCCGACTACCGTGGCAGACTATACTATCGTGAATCATACCTAAACTATCAAGGTAAGGATATGGAACGTGGTCTACTCAAATTTGCTAATGCAAAACCAATGACTGAAGAAGGTTTATATTACTTTGCTGTACATACAGCGTGTACATACAACCAATCTTATACTATCGATAACATACCTGACTGGTGTGAAGCTAATTACAAGTCACATCTAGAAGATGAAGGACTTACAGACATCTCAGTCGACAAAATGACTATCGATGATAGGGTAAAATGGGTAATTCATAATGAAGATTTCATTAGAAATACCTGGAATAACCGTACTATACACGATATAGCAGAGAAAGGCGTAAGTTTTCTTGCTTGTTGTAAAGCTTGGTGTGGTTTATGGGATCAGAAAGAGGAAAATGGTGTGTATTACTCAAGCCTACCTATTCCTATTGATGGTTCTAACAATGGTTGGCAACACCTTGCTGCTATATCTAAGGATAAAAAGGCAGGTGAGCTAGTAGGTTTAGTAAAAACTGATATACCTAAAGACTTTTATGTGCAAACAGCTAAAGCATTGATATCTCGTGTGCCTGACTGGTTCGCGCAGAGAGACATGCCTATGAAACACATAAGGAAAGGTATATCGAAACGCGGAGCTATGACTAGAGCGTACTCTGCGGGCCACCTAGCCATAGCTTTGAACATGTATGCTGACTGTTATGCTGAAGGATTCCATAGTAAGTACAATATTACTATGAGCGACTGTACCGACTTATCATATAACTTAATAAAAGCTATAGATGAGGTGTGTCCAGGTCCGCTTGAGACTATGAGTTACCTACAGACAATAGCAAACCACATAATATCTGACTTGAAAGAGCCAGTTGTCGAATGGACTACACCTTCCGGCTTCCCAGTACGTTATGAAAACTACGTAATGGAAGACGTAAAGTGGAAAAGCTGGATCTCTGATATGAGGATACAACACGTAGGCAAAGAACATAGGCTAGTGTATGGTAAAAAGATACCTAGTCCTGGTGGCTTTGCATCAGGTATAAGCCCTAACTTCATACATAGTATGGATGCGGCTCATATGGCACTCATTATCCATCATTGGGATGGTGACTTTGCCGCGATTCATGATTCATTTTCTACTCACGCTTGTGATGTAGCTAGCTTATTAAGTTTAACTAAAGAAGTGTTCATTAAAATGTACAATCATAAGGATTTCTATAAGGATATAGCTGAAATGCTATTGCTAGAACCTGAGAACTTTAATTATAACTATAAACTAGGGGAGTTAGATGTAGAAGCTATACAAGATAGCGACTACTTCTTTTCATAATCATGATTAAAATAAAAAACAACAATCAAATAGGTATAGATGAAGAAGACATTGCTTTCATATACAAATATGGCATTGTGTTTCTTAATGGCAGTGAGATACATTACACTCAAAGCTTTATAAAGAAATACGTAGAGCAAAATGACTTATATCACCTATACCATAACGATATATGTGGTTAGCTACATATCTATTTGCAATATACGGGAGCCCTTAGCGGCTCTCGTAAGTTTATTTTTAGCTTCACCGACATCTTTTATTGTTTTACGATTGCGTGCATCAAGGTTTAGGCCGTTAGGTCCTATGATGTTTTCAAACAACCTTAGCATTTGGTTACCAGTTAACTCGTTTAACGTTCTTCCTTTAGCTTTTGCAGCATTAGGAAGTAATTTATCTGCAGTTCTTGCAGCTCTGTTTTTCTTAGAAGCTTCATAGTCTTTAACTGATACTCCTTGTTCTCTAGGAGGATGCTCCATGGTATCATACAAAGTCTTTATAAGATTAACTGAATCAAAAACAGGAGGTGTCTTTTCAAGATCATGTAATAAAAAGAAAAATCCTCTATATTCATTATCCATACTTATTTGA